CAGTATTACCCGCCACCTCCTAGACAAAACCTCCTAGACAACCCCAAATGGGAATGGTTATTAACTTTTAATTACCTAAAAAGGAAGGTTTTAGTTATTATATGTATTCGCGGTGACAACTAAAATATATTTGTCAAAATCCCATAATAATAAATAAATAAATTGACTATATCAACGCGTATTTTTCTAATCATTTTTATTCTTCTTAACTTTAAGTAAAAATGTCTCGTGGGAAATCCTGGTGCTTTACTATCCATTCGCGTGGTGAGGGTGATGACTGTGACTGGTTACTGCATCCTATTGGTACTGCTGAACCTCCAAGTGCTTTTTGGGATGATGATCCTTTTGAGTGGGGTTGCCAGTTTATGATCTTTCAGATGGAGCGGTGCCCTGAGACTGGTAAACTGCATTTACAGGGTGCTCTGCAGTTGGACAAGCAACAGAGACTTAGCTTTATGAAAAAACTGCACAAGACCGCTCACTGGGAGGTTATGAAGGGAAATTGGACCCAGAGTATTGAGTATTGTTCTAAGAGTGAGACCAAGGTGAACGGACCCTGGGAAGCAGGTGATCGCCCGAAAATGGGACAGAGGACTGACTTAGAGACTATTGGGAAAATGGTTAAGGAAAACAAAACTAACTTAGAACTTGTTGATACCCTTGGTGCTGGCGTATCAAAGTTCCAGAAGCATATATCTTTTCTTCGCTTTACTTACTCTGAGAAAGACTCAGACCGTCAAGCCACTGGAGTGAAAGTGATAGTGCTTTACGGCCCAACTGGAACTGGAAAGACTTACGCTGCTGTTAACTCTCTTACTGGTGGACGTGCTTATCACATCCTTAATGCTCCCTCTCAGAAAGCAACTAAGCTGTGGTTTGATGGTTATGAAAACCAGAAAGTGTTGGTTATTGATGACTTTGATGGTTCTGTTGAATTCCGCTACCTACTGAGGATGATTGATGTTTACAAGTTCCCAGCCGAAGTTAAGGGGGGCATGGTCTGGGGAGTGTGGGACACTGTTATCATTACATCTAACGTCCACCCTGCCTCTTGGTATACTGGCGTTGACACCTCTCCTTTGAAACGCCGCATTGCTGAGATCAGGTTGTGTGAGAACCAGGGGACTTACAAGATGATCAGCTGGGAGGAGACTGTTCTGTCAAATGACTTTGAAAACTTTTAATAAATCTTTCTTTTCTTCTTTATTCTTTTTCTTTTACGTCATTATTTAAAATGCAAGTGGAAGAGAAGTATCATACTGTAAGAGATAGCGGCTTTTATGGAACAGGGTGGACTGGTTATGACTTGAATAATATTGCCTCTGGCATATCAGTGGATAGGCGCATAGGTCGCAAGATATACATGACCAGATTAAACTTATCTATTGCTGCTTCTGCATTGCCTGTTGTTGGACCTTTAGATACCTTTATGAGAGTATTCATTATATATGATCATGCACCTGTTGGCACTCTTCCTCTTGGTTTTCCTGAAATATTAGATTTTAGTAGCATTACTGGTAACTACAATGAGGACAACCGTATGAGGTTCCGCTTTCTTTATGATCATGTGTTTGCATTTGATGCTATTGGTGGACCAACTCTCATCCATCATCGTAATGTTATTCCTTTGAACCTTGATGTTACATATGGAACCGATTCATCATCTCCTTTGGCTGTGTTTACTGGTGCCCTCTACTTGTTCTTTTATCTGACTCAGAGTATTCAGCTTGAGTTTGAGTGTAGATTATTTTTTACGGATTTATAAAAAAGAAGATAAAAGAAGTTTTCCTTTTGTTTTTTTCTTTACGTCATATAAATCATTTTTAAAAACGGCTAGTGACAGTGAGAGTGTTAGTGATAGAGATTATATAAGTGAACGTGAAGTAGATTATGATGTATTCTCAGGGAGCGATGTCACAGAGACGGACGAGGACTTATGGAGCCAGGAGGTACCCTTACAGGAGGAGGACGACCAGTCTGTACAGGAGCCCTTACACAAGAAGGCAAGACATGGTTCCGACCACGCAGGGCTGGAGCTTCAACCGCCTAAACAGGTCGTCTGGAGGCGCACAGAGGGTTGAGTGGAAGTTTAGTGACAGATATGAGATTGGTTTGACTACTATGCCTCTTATTGGACAGTTTTATTTGCTGAATGGCCTTGTTCCTGGGAGTGGTGCAAGTCAGAGGATTGGTACTATGATAACTATGAAGACTGTGGAGACAAGGGCCATTTGGATACCCTTTTCTTCTGCCACTATTGGACTGTTCAGGTTCTTCATTGTGCTTGATCACCAGGCGAATGGTGTTACGCCTCTTTTATCTGATATTATGGCTGCTACTGGCATACAGTTTGCTAGTGGTTTGCGCAACCTGAATACAAGACAGCGCTACCGCATTTTGATGGACAAGACATACGGCTTTAACAATCCTAATTTCACCACCTCTCAACCTTACTATATGCATCATTACATGAGATTTAGACTTCCAGTGACCACTCAGTACAACTCTGGCTCAGCTGGTTCTGTTGGGGATATTGTGACTAATGCCCTGTACTTTATAGCAACAACAACTGCAGCTGCCAGTGCAACACCCTCCTTCCAGATGCTTTGTCGCTTGCGATATACAGATGCTTAAAAAACAATAATAAACAATCTTTTTAAGTTTACAATTGTTTTAAGTTTAGAATCTTTAAGTTGCTGTATCTCGCCGGTCGCCGGTCTGACGGGCGCCGGTCGGTCGGTTGCGCCGCGAAAGCGTAAGGGGGTGAGGAAGGAAGGGGGGCCGCAGGTCCCCCCTGACGAATCCCCCGCCGAGGAAGTTCGAGTCTCAAGCATCACTTCGCCCTACTTCAGCTGAGTAAACGCTATCCTAAAGAAAGTCAGCACGGGGAATAATCACGGGAAACGCTCAAGCACTCTTCGCCCTACTCCGCGATCGGTCGGTCTAAGGGGTTTGTTGTGTTTATGTTTTGTGTTATGTTAAAAAAATTAAAAAATTTATAAGTGCCCAACCGGCACGCCCGTTCCCGTTTAGGAAAGAGGTGGCGGTA